GTTGCTAATAAAAGTATATCTTCAGATATAGTTTCTGGTAAATTCTTTGACAAAATGGGTAGTCTTAAAATTGAAGACTCTCTTAAAGGATTATCAGGAGGTGGGCTTAGTAACCTGACATCTGGATTAGGAGGTGATTTATTAGGAGGATTAAGTGGAGGATTAAGTGGATTGAAATCAGCAATACCATCTTTAGATTCTGTTAAAAGTAAATTTTCAGAAGCAAAAACTCAAGCAAAAAGTGGATTCTTTGATATTAGAGGTAATCTTAAATCTAGTTTGACAGATGGAGCTAGTAAACTAAAAAGCGGTGGTGGATTATTTAGTGGTCTTAGCGAACAAGCTGACGGCCTACTTGGTGGTCTTAAATCAAAAATAACAAGTGCTGTCCCATCCTTAGATTCTGTAAAAACTAAATTTTCGGAAGCAAAAACTCAAGCAAAAAGTGGATTCTTCGATATCAGAGGAAATCTTAAGTCTAGTTTGACAGATGGAGCTACTAAACTAAAAAGCGGTGGCGGTTTGTTTGGTGGATTAAGCAACCAAGCAGAAGGTTTATTTGGTGATCTTAAATCTAAAATAACAAGCGCGGTTCCTTCACTAGACTCGGTTAAAACTAAGTTTTCGGAAGCCAAAACTCAAGCGAAAAGTGGATTCTTCGATATTAGAGGAAATCTAAAATCAAGTCTTACGGATGGTGCTAGTAAACTAAAAAGTGGTGGTGGTTTGTTTGGTGGATTAAGCAACCAAGGGGAAGGACTACTTGGTGGTCTAACTTCTAAAATAAAAGGTGCTGTTCCATCTTTAGATTCTGTAAAAACTAAATTTTCGGAAGCAAAAACTCAAGCAAGCACTGGATTCTTTGATGTTAGAGGAAATCTAAAATCAAGTCTTACGGATGGAGCTAACAAATTAAAAGGCGGTGGTTTATTTAGTGGACTTAGTGACCAAGCAGAAGGTTTATTTGGTGATCTTAAATCTAAAATAACAAGCGCTGTTCCTTCACTAGATTCTGTAAAAACTAAGTTTTCAGAAGCAAAAACTCAAGCGAAAAGCGGATTCTTTGATATTAGAGGAAATCTAAAATCAAGTCTTACAGATGGTGCTACTAAACTAAAAAGTGGTGGTTTGTTTGGTGGATTAAGCAACCAAGCAGAAGGTTTATTTGGTGATCTTAAATCTAAAATAAAAGGTGCTGTTCCATCTTTAGATTCTGTAAAAACTAAGTTTTCGGAAGCCAAAACTCAAGCGAAAAGTGGATTCTTCGATATTAGAGGAAATCTAAAATCAAGTCTTACGGATGGTGCTACTAAACTAAAAAGTGGTGGTGGTTTGTTTGGTGGATTAAGCAACCAAGCAGAAGGTTTATTTGGCGATCTTAAATCTAAAATAACAAGTGCTGTTCCTTCACTAGACTCGGTTAAAACTAAATTTTCTGATGCGAAAACTCAAGCAAGCACCGGATTCTTCGATATTAGAGGAAATCTAAAGTCAAGTCTTACGGATGGTGCTACTAAACTAAAAAGTGGTGGTGGTTTGTTCGGTGGATTAAGCAACCAAGCAGAAGGTTTATTTGGTGATCTTAAATCTAAAATAACAAGCGCGGTCCCATCCTTAGATTCTGTAAAAACTAAATTTTCTGATGCGAAAACTCAAGTGAAAAGTGGATTCTTTGATATCAGAGGAAATCTAAAATCTAGTTTGACAGAAGGAATTGGAAACAAAATACTAACATCCTTTGATATGGCAGTAGATGATGCAAACTCTTTAACAGACCAAGTTTCTAAGAAGAAAAATGACACTGTAAATTTAGTTAAAGGTTTACTTAACAAAGAAGTAGAAGAGTCTAAAAATAACATTGGTGGTCTTATCAATATTGATAGTCTTAAAGAAAAATTCTCAAATGCTAAAGAAATTCCAAATAGTTCTTTCTTTGATGTTAGAAGTCAAATATCTGGTGAAAAAGGAAAAGACACTAGTTCTCTTAATTTAAGAAAAAATCTGTTGAACAACACAATAGATAAAATATATAATACTTCAAAAACTGGAACATCACCGATAAAAACAAACACGCCACCTCCAACTTCATTCTTTGATTTGAAAAATCAATTAAAAGATTTCTTAGGCGGAACATTAGGTGATAAATTAACAGAGTAATGAAAGAAAGAAAAGTTGAGCAGGGTAAAACCTATGTAGGTGTAGTAGAAGATAATCTAGATCCCAACAAAGAGGGTAGATTAAAGATTAGAATTGTGGATGTTTTTGACGAGGCTAAAACCGAAGATATACCTTGGGCATCACCTTGGAAAGATTTAGCAGGTGGCCAAATAGGAATTCCAGAAAAAGGTAAAGTAGTTATTTGTGTTTTCGAACAAGGTGATTCTTATAAACCAGAATACATCTCGACCGAACACTGGAATATAAATCTTGAAAATAAGTTGAAAGGACTTTCAGATACTGACTATACTTCAATGAAGTCAGTTATTTTTGATCACAAAACTCAGATTTATTCAAATGATAGCGAAGGTCTTAAAATGGACTATAAGTTCAACAATGTGAATATAAAAAGCAATGGTATAAACATAAATCTTAAAGATAATGGAGGACTTGTGAATATAGGAGACTCCACGGCAAATCAACAAGCCATATTAGGAAACCACTTTCTAAGTTGGTTTGATTCATTTATTGACGCTTTAATGAATAATACCGCTTTTTTAGGAAATGCAGGAGCACCGGTTATATCCAATCCAGCATTGATACGAATACTCGGTCAGTATAAAGCTCAGAAAGATTCAACATTTCTATCACACCATGTAAATATTGTAGATAATAATAAAGTTTCAACAGTTAAATTGGATAATAGAGAAGAAATAGCTCAGTCTGGTGATACTTGGAAATCAACTAAAACAGAAAATACACTTACATCAACTTCAACAGAAACTAATAAACCAGTTGAAGGAGAGAAACCACCTTATGATGAAAAACATGTAGAACCGCCTACTGATAAACCGGGAGTTTCACCAACAGTGCAACCACCAACGAAGCCAGTTGAAACACTTCCTGAAAAATCATCACCAGAGTCCAATAAAAAGATTGAGAAGTTAATATGGTTTCTTAAAAATAAAAACTACACAATTTATGAAGTTAATTTTCAACTAAATATCGTAGCATTTCGTTCAAAAAATCAAGTCAAAGACGAAGAAAATAGTAATGTGACAAATTTATTTGATGAAGAAATTTGCGTCTTTTATAAAAACGAGAAAGGAAATTGGGAAATATTTGAATACTCTATCACAACAGTTCCAGGATATGTCGCTGGAAAAAAAGAATTACCTGAAAAGGTAGGGATATTGGTTTTAGGCCAGTATATTGAAAGACTTCGAATAATAAGTTATCTTGGAAACTCTTCTTACCCCGCTTTATCATTTGACCAGTGTTCAATTCATAGAAATGACAAAATTGATAGATATAACTTCTCAGCTCCAATTGAGACTGGAAACTTTGCAATGACAATACACAGATCATCAGATGTTAGTTCTAGTGAGTTTGTTTTTAATTACTCAGAAGGTGCACAAGTTTTCAAAAATTTTAATCAATATGAGCAATTTATGAAAATTTGTCAGAATCAAATAGACAAAGGTGGTAAAAGCACATTCACATACACACTTTGTTCTAAAAAGGATTTCGATGAATACCTTAGTCCAGATGAACAGAGAGAACTTGTAAAAACTATGACATCTACTCAATCAGCATCTTTCAATCCAACAGCATCTGAAACAGTTTCTGCTACACAAAGTTTACCAAGTAATGACTACAAAGCAGAAATGGAATCTTTAATAAAAAGAAGATTTGCTTCTGAACCAGGTAAACCGGGTATTAAAAGTTTTATCGATAGATTTACTAAAGATAATTCCAATACATTCGACGTTGATAAAATAATTTCTTTTGGTGAGGGAATTGGTATAAAAAATATCGAATCTCTGTTAAAATCTATTGCTGGTCAACAAAAATCTGTAATTGGTGATGATGTAATTAAGTATTTAATTTTGAAAAAAGTTTATCCTAAATTAAAAAGAGAACTACAGAATCACATTAACTACTTAATTAAAAAAGGAAAACTTAAAAAGGATGATTATTTTTATTCATCAGATGGGAAATCCTCAATTGAAAAAGGATTGTTTATTTATAGAGTTTCTTT